TACTACTACTACTACTACTACTACCTAATTGCAATAATTTAGGCAGGGGCTTCGGCCCTTGCCTTTAATCCAACAGACATGAAAAAGCATATTTATTTTAGACAGACAGTAAATGCACCTGGTTTTGTGGAGGGTGATAAGTACGAAAAAGGAAAAAAGTATTGGGTTGATGGGCGTGATGCAATACCGTGGATTGAGGCGGGAATAGCAATACCAGCAGAACAGGCAAAACCACCTGAACCAAGAGTGATAACCAAGCCGGTGACTAAAAAAAGGACGTACAGAAAGCGCACAAAAAAAGCTAAGTGATAAATTATAAAGTACATACTGAAGCGGCAAGGCAGCCCATTACATTAGATGAAGCAAAGGCGCATTTGCGCGTAACCAATACAGCTGAAGATGATGTAATAACCTTTATGATCAAGGCGGCCACAAAGTGGTGCGAGCGATACAGCGGTTACACTTTTGTGAATACCGTATATCAGCTAAACATGGATGATTTTCCTCCGGATGATATTATTGTTTTGCCAAAATATCCACTAGCAGGCGTTACTAGTATTAAGTATTACAATGATGAGGATACACAAGTAACATTTGATTCAGATAATTACCGGGTTGACACGACCAGTATCCCTGGTAGGGTTGAGTATGTCACATCCTGGCCAGGTGTTTATGACAAGATAAATACAATTGAAATATTATTTACCGCTGGTTATGGGACAGATCCGGCAGATGTTCCGGATGACATGAAGGCGGCGATAAAAATAATGCTCGGTCATCTTTATGAACACAGGCAAGAAGTGGTTAATTACTCACCGCAGGAAATGCCAATGGGTGCAAGGGCAATTTTAGGAGCATATAAAATACCAGTATTTTAATGGACATCGGGCGTCTGGACAGATATTTAACAATTCAATCACGGACCACAACACGGGCTGCAGACGGTACGCCAAATCCAACATACAGCACATTGAAATATGTTTGGGGCAGCAGGCAAAACCGGCGCGGTGATGAAACGCATGACAGCGAAAGGGAAGTATTTGACGAAAGCGCAACATATTGGTTAAGGTATGACCAAGACATAACAAGGGGAATGCGCCTGGTTGACGGAAGTAACACATATAAAATTCGCTTTGTTGAGGAAGTAAGCAGGCAAGAGATGATGGTAGTTGAGTGTGAAAAGTTTGAATGATGGCAAAAAAGACAACACTTATAGGGCTAAGACCATTACAAGCTGCATTCAAGGAGCTTGACCCGAAAAATATACGCCAGCTTTTACGCTCCGTAAACAGAACCGCCGCAACCAAATTCATAAAAAAACAATTTATTTCTAATGTTCCCAGAAGAACAGGAAAAGGGCAGGACAGCATAAAGGTAAGGGCAACGCCTGCCAGCCAAAGCAAAACCAGGACTGAGGTAATGGTAGGCCCTGAAAGCAGTGCATACTATCTTAGGTTTTTTGAAACAGGAACAAAAGAGCGAATTGTTAAAAAGGATTATACAACCAGACTTGGAAGCACATGGGTAAAATTTAAGGCGGGATCAAGCAAAGGCCGTATTTCTGCTCAACAACCTTTTGAAAGGGCGATTGATAGCAACTATGCGTTGGTGATCCGGTACGTAAATGATGAATATGCAGAAGTATTTTTAAAAAGACTTCGCAGCAAGATTAAAAGAGTAAAGAAAAAGATTAACGCATGAGCGCACCATATACGGAAATCTTTAATGCACTAAGCGGGGACAGCAATATAACTGATGTTGTTGGTAATGAAATTTATCACAGCAATTTAAGTAAGGACTATTCAAAACCCGCTTTACTGTTTAATCTTCGGTTGTTGCGCCAGGAGGAAACGCTTGATGGCGTACCGATTAACTTTGAATATTTACTTACAGTTAAGTTTTTTGGAACTGAAGCGCAATGCACATCGATTGCACCAAATCTGGATAACTTACTAGTTTACTATAAGAGCACCACAATAGACGACCTGGATAAACAAAATGAAATATTAGAGTATAATGATGACCTGGATGAATATACTCTGACTCAAGAATATCTATTGTTCATGTAAAATTGATTTTAAAAAATGGCAAACAAATATAAAGATCGCTTTGCACTGTTTGTATCTACGGATTCAGGCAGTACATATAACAGAATTTACCTCCTGCAATCGGTAAGTGAGGACGATTCTAAGGATACCGAAGAAATCACCGATTTAGGATTGTCTGATAGTGACTATGCGTATCCGGAAGGAACCAAGAAAACCGGCACGGTAAGCGCGGAAATCATCTATGCAGATAATTACGCAAGCTCAAAAGGTTACAAAGAGTTTAAAGATTGGTATGATGATGATACCGAACTTGATTTTAAAATCGTAAAGACGAAACAAACGGGTACTGGTCTGGATGCAACGATTGAGCCTATCACGGCTGCGGATGTCATCAACGGCGACACCCTGTATGAATCTACTTTCAAGGGAATTATTACGAGTATCAACCGCGCGATGAACGCAGGGGAATACTTTAAATCCACTTTGGAAGTGGCAAAACGAGGTAAGACAACACAAACCGCAATTGTGGGCACTTCGACAACAACTACAACAACCTAAACTGACACCGGGGTTGCGGCCCCGGTTTTACTTGTTATCAAATGGACACACTAACATACAAAGGCAAGCAAATACCGTATAGAATTGGATTTTATGCGCTAAAGCATTTCGAGGAAGAGGCAAAAAAACCAGCCGCCAAAATTGGCCAGGGAACAGAAGGGAGCATGAATGATTTTGAAATCTTATTGTATCATGCTTTAGTTGCCGGTCATAAAGCCGAAGGCAAAGTATTCGAGATCGACAGAAAGGAAGTTGAATTTATATTAGATGAATGCTTTGAGGAGTTTATCGGCAGCTTTGAAAAACAGGAGGGCGGTAGTAAAAAAAAGTAACCGAGCCTGTAAGCGTCAACGACTTGGCGGCATTTGCGGTTAATTATTGCGGCCTGACATATCAGGACTTTATGACTCTTACGCCTTCCGAGTTTGAGCCGATAATTGAAAAGGCAAAAGGAAAAATACAGGACGAGACGAGAATAGGTTACGAGCGAATGAGGTTACAAACAGCATATTTGTGTAATATGTGGGCGGGCAAAAACAACCAGGTAAAGAACCTGGAAAAGTTTATGCCATTAGATGATATGTTTGACGATGAGGACGATGCACCGTTACCAAAAATCAATGAAGAAGCCTTTAAAAAATACATAGATGGCGGGCACTAAAAAACTACTTGCGGATTTAAGTTTACAGATCGGCGCTGATGCCGCTGAATTGCGTAAGGGGCTTAACAAAGCTAACAGCCACTTAAACAAGTTTAATAAGCGAACAAACCAAATAAATAAAAAGTTAAACGATTTTAAGCGGGTTGCATTAGCAGCATTTAGCACAACGGCAATAATCAGTTTCGGAAGACAGCTTGTTCAAACAAGGGCGCAATTTAGTAAAACTATATCTAGGGTACAGGCATTAACAGGCGCAACAGAGGCGATGGCCAAAAGCTTTTCAAACCTGGCCATTGAAATGGGAACCAAAACCCAGTTTACCGCAAACCAGGCAGCCGAGGCAATGACCTTTCTTGCTCAGGCAGGATTGAATAACCGGCAGATCATGGATGCGTTGCCGGGTACGTTGGAGCTTGCGGCGGCAGGAAATATAGAGCTTGCCGAATCAGCGGACATCGCTACAAATGTTTTAGCCGCGTATAATATGCAGGCTTCAGAGCTTGGAACTGTTAATGATATTATTGCCAACGTCACAAGCAAAGCAAACACTAATGTATTAGAGTTTGCAGAAGCATTTAAAATGGTCGGGCCAATAGCAAAAACGGCGGGGATTGATATAAAAGAAACATCTGCGTTTATTGGATTGCTTGGTAATGCCGGATTAAAAGCAACTGTAGCCGGAACAGGATTAAGGGCTATTATATCGCAGTTGGCAAACGTAACACCAAAAGCCCAGGCAGTACTAAAAAAATACGGCATAACGGTAACAAATGCCGATGGCTCCCTGCGCGATCTTAACGATATACTAAAAGATTTGAAAACAGCCCAATTGAGCACGAGCGAATTATTTACTTTATTTGGTAATCGTGCTGCATCAGCTGCTTCCGTTTTAATTGATAGTAGTGATAGCTTTGAGGGTTTTGTTGAGGTTGTTGGCGAAAGCGGAACGGCTGCTGAAATGGCGGCAACACAAATGGACAACCTACAGGGCGACATTGATAGACTTTCTAGCGCCTGGGAGGCGGCCATGTTGCGCATGGGTGGAAGTTCTAACGGCTTTTTCCGGGGCGTAATTAAGGGGGTTACAAATGTTATTGATGCGCTTGGTAAACTTTTCAGCGGTCAGCTGCGGGCAATTTGGACGGGAGCCGGTTTTGATTTTATTGACACTAGCGAAGTACAGCAAGAAATTGAAAGGATAAACGCCGAAGCTAGAGCCGGCGTGTCTGAAGTGGTCACGCCAACGACACCAACAGTCACGCCAACGACACCAACAGTCACGCCAACCGGCGGCGGTGGGGGCGGCACAACGCCACAAATTAATATTAGCACCGCTCGCGCTAGTGAATTTAGTGTATTTCAACCAATCGCAAGCGGCCTAAACGCTTTAGTCGAAAAGGTGCAAACAGATGTGCCGGTAGTTCAGGAGCGTGTGAACGAATTTTTAAACCAAACAGCAGAAACAAGTTTTAATTGGGGTGAAACCGTTGGCGGTGTATTTACAAATGTTTTCCAGGGGATGAGCAATGTAATATCTGATGCTTTCAGCGGCACACAGGATTTACTTAGCGGTTTCGCTAACTTCTTTGGAACGTTCATAAAGGGATTAATAGCAAAAATGATTGCCGCAACTTTAGCCGCTTTGGCTCTAGTTGCAATTATTAGCTTAATACCTGGATTAGGTGGAGCCGGTGGAATAGCAGGGGCAATAGGAAAAGCGCAGGGCTTCGGCGCTAAACTGGGTACTGCTTTCAGTGGGATAGGCTTTGCAGATGGCGGCGTAACACCTTACAGTGGGACTTTCTTGGTAGGTGAACGCGGCCCAGAATTAGCACAGTTACCAAGGGGCACAAGGATATTTAATAACGCAGATACGCGCAGCATGATGGGCGGCCCACAGAAAATTATGGTTGAGGGCGTTATACGTGGACAGGATATATATATAGCAAATCAGCGCGCAAGTAATTTGCGTCAAAATGTTGGTTAATGGCATACATTGAAAAGTACTTTGCAACTTTTTACTCAAAGTCTGGAAACAAATATAAAATTTCCATACAGAAAAATGGGTATGCAGGGGGCACAACGCAAATAACAACGGGCGGGGATAGCCCTGTTATTTTAAGACAGTATGGCGAAAAGGACAACATTGATAAAGCGGTAAGGGGAAGCGAATTAGAATTTATAATTTTTCATAAAGATCAATCAGATGTTTATGATGAATTTTTAGAAGCGACTTACCAGGGATATAGGGTTGACTTGCTTGATATACCGGACACCTCCACAACCACCACCACCACAACAACAACAACCACCGCTTATCCAGGAAATCTTATATGGCGCGGGTTTGTAACGCCGGAAAATTGTAGCCGCGAGTGGTTAAAAACAAAGTACTTTTTACGACTGAAGTGCACCGATTTAATTGCGGACCTTAAAAAGTATGAATATGTTGACTCTAATGACACACCTTATGAAGATTCAGTCAGTGTATTGACTGTAATTAAAAGGTGCCTTGAAAATACTGGCGTTGAATTAGATTTTAAAATAAGGCTTAACACCTGGGAAAAGGATCTAATGAATGATCCTTCAGGAGTATCACCTGAATGCGCATTAGACAAATGCACCATCGATGCGCGCAGATGGGTTAAAATTAAAGACGGTGTAAAGGAAACGGCAAATACCTATGAGGTTATCCAGGATGTAATAAGGCCGTTCAATTGCACACTACAACAGGAGGGCGGGTACTGGTGGATCATCAACCACCAGGAACAATCGAGTAAAACATTTGAATTTGATTGGGAAACACTTACGCAACAGAGCCATACAAGCGACAGCACCGGCACAATAACCGGCCGCAGGTTTTATGCAGAAGGGACCAACCTTGAAAAGGTGTATCCAATCAAGTTTGTAGAGCTAAATATTTTTAACAGAACCGGGGGAGATAACGAGGTAAGCAATCCATCATTTGATTCAAACATTACCGGATGGCAAAATGGTGATGGTGCTGGTGGAGATGCTTTTTTGAATGTAAGTTGGGACAATACGACATACAGCAGCGGCACACTAAAGGCGCAGAAAGGTGATACTACACCGGCCTATGTAGAAACGTCTTTTGGCATTACAAGTGAATCGCCAACGGATCAAATATTAGTTTACCTGGCTTGTGATGATGAAATAACGCACAGCGGCAGCAATACGGAAATATCCTTCTTTTATGTAGAACTTGTATACCCAAACGGCAATACTGTAGTAAGCCAAGAAAACAGGCTAATTGACGGTTTTACAAATTACGGTGCATTTATTTTTACCGGATCGCAAACAGGAACGTATGATTTACGTATTTGGTTTTATGCTGCAGACGCAACCAACTTAACTAATGCGAGTTTTTGGCTTGACGATGTCAGGGTTTATTTTAACAAAGACACCGACCCAATCACAATTGATCAGCGGATAAAGATAAGTAATGATCTTGATGGTGTTGGCGGTATAGACGCAGACATAAAGTTTAGTGATGTAGGTCAAAATTCAGATGTTGGCGGTTTTAAAATTGGCGGCACACGGACCGCAAGCTGGAACAGATGGAATAAAACCGATGAAGCAAACATACAATTTTTATACGCGCTTCAGTTACTCAATAACAGGCAAAGTTTTAAAAATTACATTGACGTAACCTTAAAAGATCCTGAAGACCAGATTACAGTAAAAGATGTATTACAACTCAATTCAAAGTATTACATCTTTGAAAGTTTTGAAAAGGATTTTAAATGGGAAACAATACGGGCGCAATTAGTTGAACAATTGTATTCTGATGTAACCTATTCAAGTGTAATAAAAGAAATATTAAGCCAGGACGGACAAAGCACGGGGGGCAGTTCAAGCGGAAATTCAAGCACACCGGA